GCATCCGATACCGGGCCGGTTCCTTTCATACCGATAACGCCCATCAATCGCGCCTGCCCCTGCATAGACTCAATATTATTCCATGCTGCCTGTTCAGGGCTACCGGGAATGTTGCGGTTGATCAAACCAGATGCGCCCCACATACCGTTAAACGTCTCCGGCGGAATCTGCTGCACCTGCTGCAACGTGCTCTGCATGTTGGCCAGCGTGTTGTTGCCATTGTCGAACGCATCAACCAGCTGCTGTTTGGCCTGCAAACTCGCCTGCTGTTTACTGGCGAAGTTCTGATCCATCTGCCCTTTCTGCATCTGGCGCTTTAGCTGCATATCCGCAGTACGGATCTGATTCATTTGCGCATCGAGGCTGAGACGTTGCGCCCCCTGCTGCACCTGCGCTGCCTGATAAGCACCGGTCTGGTTGGCCTGCTGCTGTTGGATCTGCGTGCGCTGCTGGCCAATCTGTAACTGCCCCTGCTGGTACTGCCCTTGTTGCGCCAGCGCGACGGTTTTATTTTGCATCTCGAAATAGTCTTTGGGTCCGAGTGCGTGCGATCCCAGCATATCCGCCTACTGGCGCACCTGCTGCGGGTTCTGCTGAAACGCTGTTGCAATGTCTTCCGGCGCAATGCCTAGCCCTTGTAACGTCGGCGCGTGACGCTGCGCAACGGCCATCACGGCATCGGGGCTGCCAGTAGCCGCAGCCAGCGACAGATCGGACGACGCTGCGCCCAGCTGTTGCCGGTTGTTCTCCTGAATGGCCGTCATACCCTGCTGCACGGTCTGCCACTGCTGCGGATGGTTCGCCGCTAACTTCTGCATGGCGTTGTAGTCGTTGTTGGCATAAGCCTGCCCGAAAGCGGTTTGAAATTGCTGGTTCGCTTCGTTGGCCTTGCCCTGTTGGTAGCTCTGGAAAACACTTCCAACAGTGTTCGCCAGTGTCACGCCTAAATTTTCCTTTGGCGCGTAGCTGAGTGGTGCCGGTACTTCAAAAGCCATAATATCCCCCTTAAAGCAGTGAGCCTAAACCACCAACAACACCCCCGGCAATAGCACCAAAAGCCGTACCAACGCCGGGAACCACAGAACCAATCATAGCGCCGGTTGCCGCGCCGGTTGCTGCACCAGTAAGCGCGCCCGCAGCTTTTGATGGCTGGTTAGCGCGCCCTGCCTGAATAGCGCCCATACCCTGTAACAGCTGTCCGGTGTTGTTTGCATAGCTCTGGCCAGCTGCCGATTGGTTGGCCGCCGCCGCTTGGCCCATGCCGGTTAAGTTGCCAAGCGATTGCAGGTAGTTCTGTTGCGCTCCCTGCGCCATGCCAAACAAATTCGTCTGGTTTTGCAGCTGCTGCTGGTAAGCCTGTTGGCCAAGCTGCGGCGCGATAGATTGCAGGGCATTGCCGGTGCTGGTGGCTCCTAAACCGCCGGTGGCCTCCGCGCTGGCCAGCTGTTGATTGCGCGCCTGCGATGCCATCTGTTTAAACTCTGCCGAGTTGTAATAGTTGGATAAAAAGTTAGCCTGGCCGTTGCTGCTGGACAGGTTTTGAAGCGCGCTAAACGCACTATTCTGCGCGCCCTGCTGTGCCGCAATACCACCACCTTGCTGCTGGATGGCTTGCAACAGCGGCGATAAACCTTGCTGGCCCGCGTTGAGGTACGGCGCCATATTGGCACTGGTCTGATCCCACTGCTGGCGCTGTAAATCGATCGCCTGCCCTTGTGCTTTCGCCTGCTCTTTGCCGCCGGTGTCTCCGCCGCCGCCTTTGTGGTAGCCGTTCTGGTAGCCGCTAAGCAGCATTTCGCGGCGCTCTGGTTGCATTCCGATAAACATCATTTCGCTAAATCCTCGTATTGTGCCCTTGTTAACTGGTATAGCGTAACCGGCACTGGCTGGCCATACCGAAAATACGCGGCGTCCATTCTGCCGATGCGGGTAGCACCTAAAAGTGCCAGTATCGAACGTGCCTGGCGCGTTTCATCGGGCACCATAGTAACGCTATTCGTAAACGGGTTGTTAGCGAGCAGCCAGCGACAAAACAGCTTGTGGCCAGCCAGCGCATAGCGCCCCCTGTAGCCCTTGCCATAGACGCAATGGCATTCGACGACATTCTGCCAGAACTGGCGCACTTCGTGTATGCCTGCCAACGTACCACCGTCATAAATCCCTAAATAAAGCGCATCCGGTTTAAGCGCATAAATATCGCCGGAGTCCACCAGCGCTGCGGTGTTCTCCGGGTTGTTCAGAAACGCAACCATCTGCGGCATATCCTGCACAATTCTAATATCCATCATCCGATCAACCCATGCCCGGCCAGCGCATTATAGATTGCCGCGATATGGCGCCGCGCTTCCGTCAAACCTGCACCAATGGCTTGCACTTCCCCCTGACTATAACTGCCGCCTGCCGGAAATCCCTGATCTGCATTCAGCCCGCCGCGCTGCTCTCCGCCCGCTACCGGCGACCAACCGGTAGAGCGAGCGCCGACCACTTTCGCCCCGCCGACGTTGAACTGCGTAGCCCCGAAAGGACCGCCAACGGTCTGCGTCGCGGTCACGTTCTTAAACACCGCATTCATGTTGATATCACCAACACCATTCCCCGCGTTGTTGGCCGCTCTTAGCGCTTGTGCGGCTTGCTGTGCTGCCGTGTTGGCGGTGTTCATCGCGCTGTTAACCGTAGAGGACACAGAATTTAAGTCGCTCGAAAGCGCATTGACCGCTTGTTGCACCTGCGAAAGCTGCGTGGCGTTATCGTCGGTCTTTTTGCCGGTGTCTTGCGTTTGCCGTTGTTGCCGCAGCATCGCATCGATAAACGCCGGTGACGATCCAGCCGGAAAACTACCCGAAGTTAAGATGGCCATAAAACCCCCTGTTAGCTGGCGTACACCTGACATTTTGAAATAAAGGCGTTTGCGGTTCCGACCAGGCGAAAACGAAATGTGACGTTAGAGCGGATCCGGCCAACCTTTAGCATATGGGCGCGCCCGTTGTAGCGCATCCGGCTGTCGTAACGCATTAACCTTTCGGTGCCATAGTCCATGCCGTCTTCGGACGCTGAAATAAAAATGTGCTTAATCGGGTTTTCAGCGCCTAACGACACATCCAGCTCTAAATCGGTCAGAATGGCCATAGCGTAATTCATGATTGGCGTGTACAGAATCATTTCGGTGTCTTCGCCATAAACGCCGCTGGTTGATAGGTCAATAACCCCTTTGATTTTATCCAGCGTGTCGCCACAGGTTACGCGGCTGCCTTCGTTGCAGAAGTCGATCGCCCGATACGGCAGACGTTCGGCAACGCCATTTTTCAGAATGGCCCACGCTTGGATCCCTAACGCTTGCGATGCCCCCACGTCGTAAGCCAGCGTTTCGTTGGCGAGATGCACAAGCAAAAACTCCCCGTCGCTGGTGGCAAAGGATTCCAGAACGGCACTGGCCAGATCGTTGGCCGTGTATTGCGCCAGAATCTCTTTTACCTGCTTATTGCCGATGTCTGTTGAGCTACCGCCGCTAGGGTTCATGATTTTGATGGTGTTAACGCCGCTTGCAGGCCCTGTGAGGAACGCAAAAGAATCCGCATAGTCAGTCACCGCCCATTGCCCGGCAATGCCTTCGTTGAGCATGTACGACGGCTGGCTGGCATAAACCTGCGCGCTATCGCCGGTCAACGTGAAAAACTCCACCGTGGCACTGCCAAAGCACAACACATAGTCGCGCCATGCACGCAGCGCTAACAACCCATCCGGCATAGACTCCGCTCGATACGCTGCTGCAGTCCGATCCGGGTGGCTCTCGTCTTCGATGTCAGTGATCCAGAACGTGTCACTGTTGGCCTGCGACCAGATATAACGACCGCGCAGGCGCACCACATCCTGAATGTTGCCCCAGTTGTACGATGTTGGGTTGGCGCTGTTCTGTGGCCAGTTGGTGATATCTTTCGTACCGCCGTTAGCAAGGTATAATTTCATGGCGCCATTAGTGGCCACCGCGATCGATGTGCGGCTATACGCCATCGAGCAACGCTTATCGCCGAGGATGTCGGCCATTTCCGAATCGCCTTTATACAGCTTTTCGCCCATCACCCGGTACACCGTATTATCGAACGTGTTATATACCACGCCGCGAGAACGCCCGTTAACGTCGCTATCTTTGGTCAGCCCGTACCAGCTGCGCATATAGCCGTTAGCCTGCTTAATGGCACGAACAACCGGCATCATGTTAACCGGAAAATTCTGCGTATAGTCGAGGGTTCTGCGGTTGCGTCCGTCGCCAAAGACTAACGGGATCTGCATTGGTTGAGGCATTTTTGTTTGCTCCAAAAAAAAAGAAAGGGCCGAAGCCCTTTTTTATATACTCTGACCAATCAAAGGTCGATGATTTTGCCGTTTACGTCTCGCAGCGGGTCGCTTTCCTGATAAAACCGCGGTCTGCCGTTGCCGGTTCCGCGCGGCATATCATTGCGCCGGGCAAGGCTTGGCACTTCAACCGCTTTTACTTTTAGCGTCTCTTTCCCGTTGAAAGCCAGCGTGCTCAACTCATCGGGGATCGGGCGCTGGTTGTCCACCAGAAGGCGTATTGCGAGATTATGCACCACCGCAGCTATCGACCAATCCGGCAAACCGCTCTGCTCCGAGGGTTGTGCCTGCTGCGGGTTGCCGGTGTAGTGGTACGATAACACCAGCCCTTCACCTTCCCATTCCGCGATCATATCTTCGAGGTCGGTCAGCGCGTCGGCAATACTCTCCGGCTCAGGTGCCAGTAACATAGCGCTGCTGGCCAGCCCTGCACGGCGCAACGCCCGCGGGACTACTGCCTCTTTGGTTTGCGCCGCCATAAGGGTTAGTCCTCTTCGCCGGTGTTGTCCGGGTTATCCGGGTTGGAGCCGTCTGCTTTTGTCGCGTCCGCACCTAAATCGCCAGGCGCATCGTTGGGGGTGCGCTTCGGCTGGCGCGGCTTCTTATTAACGCCATTGCCTGCCTGATTTGCTGCTTCAAGCGCTTTCTTGTTCGCTTCGATTTGAGCATTCAGGGCGGCTTCTTTCCGGGCTTCTTCATCGGCTTTGCCTGCTTCGTCGGCTTCTTCCGGGGTGGCATACCAGCCATCGGCCAGCGCTGCTTTAACGTCCTCATCATTGACAATTTTATAATCGAGGGAGAAAGGGCCGCAGGTGATCGAGTAGCCGGAGCGATAAACCATAGTTGTGGACATATTTAAGGTTCCTTAAAACGTAAAGCTGACTGCATCCACCGGCATAATATCAGCCGTGCGGATCCATGATTTTGCAGGGGTTCCAACTTGGATTTTTTCACCTGTGTAGGGGATCCCTGCATCCTGCTGCGTGGGTGCTGCGGCGCCAATATACAACAAAGTGGTGCCTGGTGCCGACACAATACCGTTATTCGTGCCGTCGGTGAATACCTGCCACGTTGGGCCGAGTTTGATCAGTGCCATGATGTTTTACCTATATTCAATGCGTGAAATGTAGCGTTGCGACCAGTGAGCGCCAGCCATAAGCAACGTAACGCTGGTGGCGTTGTTGAAACTATATGCTTTGTTTGTGCCGTCGGTAAAGTATACGACGATGCCGGTTGCTCCGCTCTGTTTAGCCACTGACACCGAAGAGGCGGCGCGCTGGTTAAACGAGGTTCCCGGGTTGAGTACCGGCGACGTTGCGAAGGGGGTGTTTTCGCGCTCGATCTGCGCAAAACCGGCGAGCATATTTTGGCCATCGTCACTGACGCGGGCAAACCACGACCAAACCCAGTCGCGTTGCGCAAGGTTAGCGCCCTGTGCGAAATAGATATAGGGGTTAATGTCCGGGGCGTTGAGAAAGCCATACCAGATGCGGCAACGACTTCCTGCAGTTGTCGATGCCTGGAAGGCGTAACGCTTCCATTTTTTGTTATCGTCGTATGCGGTTCGGGGCACCAGCGTTACGCTGTTAATATCCTGCGAAACCTGAAAGTTACCGTCAATAGCTTTTGAAAATTGCGCGATAGGGCCGCCATCTGGCCCGCCAGTTGGGTTGGTCACTAAATTGAAGTCGTCCGATTTAACGACGTTATCGCCGACAACGTGGCCCCGGTTGTTCACCTGCCAGTTAGTGATCGCCGGTTCGGGTTCGTGACGCCCAACGGCAACCCCATCGCGGTATTCCAGCGGCCAGACGTTTGCGGCGGATTGCTTAATGATGCCGGACACATCCCAGTAGTAATGCGCCGGGCCTGTGTAAGTAACGCGTTCATCGAGCGTTGGCAGCAAAAGGTTAATGGGTGTCAGATTACCCAGGCGGCTACTAATTCTCGCAACGGTATTGCCTGCCCGAACGCCCCGAATAGGCTCGATCGTGGCAGTGTCTTTGGTTCTAATCATTTGCCGATCTCCAGACAATAAAAAAGGGCCACAAGTGGCCCCCTTAATATACCGCCTAACCGTGATTACTGGTTAGCGAGCAGAATGCCGGTCATTTCAGGCACCAACACGTTGCAACCGTAAAGCGTGGTGAAACGGGTAGTGGTTACGCCGGAAATGTGGTTAAAGCCATACGACATAATCAGGGTGGCACCCTGTTCTGTGCGTGCGGTCATAACCTGCGGGCCTTGGCCAGATGGGAAAGCCAGCTTGCCCTAGATCAGTTCAACCGCGCCATCGGTCCAGAACGCGTCAACCGGGCCGCCACGGGTGTTTAGCAAGGTGATTGCTGCGCCGTTAGCTGCGTTAGCTGTTACGTTTGAATACGGACGGCTGGCAACGTCTGCGTTGTTCGGTGGCAGGATTTTCGGGCTGATAGTGGCCGTGGTGCCTGATACCGCCAGCACGCGGAACGTTTGCAAACGCCCGGTGTCGGTTTTCTTGATCATGTGGACGCTGTTCACGCCCGCAATGGTAAACGCATCGCCAACTTTCAGACCGGCAGCGGACACGGTGATCGTGTCCTGACGGTTATCAGTTGGGGTGCCGTTGATGTCCATCGCAGTGACTTTGTGCGCAGGGGCCGCGGCCAGCGTAAGCGCGGTAGGGGTTGCTGCGGCCAGCGTGCCGTTGTAGTCGGTGCGGAAGCTGTCAAAGCTGGCGATCCCCGGAATGCGGGCTTTTTCCCACGCGGTCTGCTCAACGTTTGAGGAGAACGAGCGATTACCCAGCGTTTTGGCAATTTCTTTGTAGTCAAACGGGTTAAAGAACGCCTTACGGCCAACGCCCAACGGCACCCCGATGGAAAGCAGTAACGCATCCATAGTGGCTGCTGCGTCCCAGATGTCCTCGCCTTTGTTGGTTGAGGAAACAGGGGTTGTGACAACGTTGGTTGCGCGCGCGGCTACCGCATCGGCCAGATCGCTGTCGATTTTAGCCGACAGACGTTGCGCAGCTGCGCGGCCCGCTTCTTTCTTGTGCTCCGGGTCGCGCATTTCGCGGGCATCCAGTTTGTACAGGATGTTCTGCGGTTGTTTCAGCGCGGTAGGCACCATGCGCTGCACCAGCTGCGTGCCGTCATAAGCGGTAAGGTCCAGACCTTCCACAACTTCCATGTGGTATTGCTGAGGGCGAAAGAACACGTCGCCAGCACGTTGCATGGCTGTGTCGTCTGGACGGAATTTTTTAACTTCACGCGAGGCAACGTTAGCGGCTTCAAAGCCAGTAACGTACTCTTCAAACATGATTTCTAAATCTTTGGTTAGCTGGTTGGCCATTTTATTAACGCTCCCGATAGCATTATTTTTAAATTACTTTTTCGCTTCCGCAGCTCTGCGCTGCTTCTTCAACTGGATCACGCGCGTATATTGGCCGCTCTGGCGCGCTTTGGCAATCTCAGATTCAAGATCGCCCAGCTGGCTTGCGCCCGTACCGCGTGGGTTTGCCGGAGCGCCTTTAATATCTCGCTTGGCAACCGGCATAGCTTTGGCCTTGGCCTGAATGGTGCCGATTAGCACGCCGAGTTTAACAGGATCGTTAATCTCTTTGGCCTGCTTCATCAAATCGGCGTTGCGGGCCAGTGCTAAAACCACCATTTCCGGGCGGTCTGCGTGGAGGATTAGCGCCGTTTGTACGCCGTTATCCAGCTCACCCGCCACAAACGCTTCGGCGTCTTCATACCCGCGGATCTTCATCTTCGCAACGCGCTGCTTATAGCTTGCTTTGCGCTCATCAAACGTCGCCTGCATCTGCTGCTGCGACTTTTGCAACTGCTCCTGCTGTTGCTTCACCTGTGCTTCCGTCTGGTGCCACTCCCGGACCTTTTGAGCGAAAATTTCGGGATCCCAATCAATCCCTTCGTCTTCCATCTTCGGGTACGGTGGCAATTCAACGGCTGCCGGTGCCTGCGTTGCTGCCGCTGGCGGGGTGATATTTTTATCACGCAACTGCGTGCGCTGTTCCTTGATAGTTTGGCGAAGCTGTTTGATCAACGGTGTGTCGTCGGCTTCCCCGTCTTCCTCTTTGCCGGTAGGCGACTCCAGCGGCGCACCATCCCAAAAAAATTCTTCCTCTTCGTCTTCCGCAGGTTCCGCGCTTTTCTTCGGTTCCGGCTGGTTTTCGTCGTCGTCAGAATCGTTGTCGTCGGTGTCGTCGTGCGTTTGCGCTGCCGGTGCTGTGGGTTCTTTGCCATAAGCATCGTTATCCACTGCGCCTTCACCGCCTAAGCCTGCAAACACGTCTGCTTCATTGTTCGGGTGCTGATCTGCCTGATTGTCTGTGGTGTTCATTCTGTTTTTCCTGTGATTACGCAAAGTTAACGCACTTCGGGAGCGTCGGAAGAATGGCCACGTCGGAATATTAAGCCCAAAAAGAAGCCCGCGCAAGGCGGGCCAGTGTTTTAGGCAGCGATCACCCCGCTGGATCGGAGTTTTGCCAGAAGTGCGTTGAAGTCTTCCTGTGTCGGCGCAGCGGCTAAATCTGCCAGGGCAGTTTGCTGCAACACACCACCGCGCGCAGCGGGCGTGGGGACGGCATCAACGGCCATTGCATCGATCGCAGCACGTCCGGCGGGTTTATCAACGGCACTAATCAGGGCTTTTCCTGTGTCAGTCGCGGATAGTGCGTTAAGTGCTGCATTCACGTCTGCGGCAGTCACAAGGGCTTTACCCACCACTGTGGCGCCGGTGGCTGTGAGCACCGCGCCTGAGCTCCCTGCGGTGATCAGCGTTTTGCCGACTGCCGTTGCACCAATGGCCGTTTGTGCCGCGGCGGTATCTGTGGCGGTCAACAGTGACGATCCCACAGCCGTAGCCCCCAGCGCAGTGCGCGCTGCGGCAGTGTCGGCAGCGGTGGCCAGCGCACCCCCCACCGTTGTAATGCCGATGGCGGTGCGTGCGTCCAGCGTAATTCCTGCAGTAAACAGCGAGTTGCCGATGGTTGAGATATTCATCAATCCGCGGGCATTGGCCGGGCTGTCGGCCTTCATCAGCGCTTTACCGGTAGCGGACGCCCCGGAAAGGGAATCCACCGTAATATCGCCTGCCTGATTGAGTGCAACCCACGCTGACCAGATGGCAAACTGGCCGCCTACCGGCACCGCGCGTTTGCGGGTGTACACCTTGCCAGAATCCAGCGACACGGCAATTTGTGCCCGGCGGAGATCGTCACCGTGCTGATCCCACACTAAAAACTCTTTGGCTTCGGGTTGGTTACTGCTGGCCACTCCCGTTACATACCAGCCCGTCGCATCCGTTTCGTTCAGATCGAGCGCAATGCGGCTTTTCTTAATCCCCTGCAATGCAGTGATATCGCTGTTTGGGCCGGACGCTGCTGCGCCAATCTGCCCCAATCCGCCTGGCCGGTTAATGAGATCAAACACGGAATCGCGCGCCACCTCTGTTACCAGTGAGAAAGGCGCTGTTCGTGTCGTGCTGCCGGAATACACCAGAACGAGGTCGGACGGCGACAAAGCCCCCAGCTGGTTCATGCTTCCCATATTCATTGATTTAAGCCCCCAAGATCCATACCCTGATTATGCCCCTGCTGCTGTGCCTGCAAAACGTGTTCGCTTTCACGCAACCCGGCTTCGTGTTGTTGCTTCTCATAATCGCTCAAAAGTTTGAGCGCTTTCATAACTGCTTCGCGGTCGATGTTCTGCGCTTCGGCAACGGTTTTAACCACCTGCGCGTCGGTTAGCCGTTGCTGGCCAGCCAGCTGCTGCGCAGTTAACTGGAGTTTCATTTGGTCGGTTTGAGCGCGTGCAACCTTGCTCTGGCCATCCATCAGCATGCCCTGCGCGGCAACCATTTCTGCGTTAGGCTGTTGTGCTGCTTCTGCGGCGGCTTGCTGCGCCTGCTGCAATTGCTGTTCTTCCTGCTGCGTTGCCGATTTAACCACGCCAGCCTCGATAAGCTGTTTACGGTTCCATTTCTTAAAGTCTTCCATGCCTTCGCCGTCCAGCGCATCGAGCAGCATTCCGAGCACGATCGATTGTTGCGGCGTGCCTGGCGGAATGATTGGCAGCAACTGCAACAGTTTGTCGGCCAGCATACGGCGCCCGGTAGCGTAGGATTTGCCAACGTCGCTCGTCACCTCGAATTTGGAAACGGTCAAATCATCCAGCCCGATATCCTGCCCGGTGTCGCGGTCGGTGATCTTGCCGTTGAGTAAAACCACTTCGTCGGTGCCGTCTTCTTTGACGATACGCACGCTCTTTTCAGTGCCGTACACTTCACGCGCCATTGCCAGCCAGACATTGCCCGCATGACGCAACGATTTGGCCAGGTTATCCATGTACAGGAATGATTGGCCGTCGAGGCGCTCGAAAAGCGCATCAACCGTATCGGTTGCGATATTCGAGGGGATGTTTTGCACGCCGCTGGCGCCGGTGATCTCCGGAATTGTGTTGCTGGTGTACTGCAACAGCGCGGCCAGTGCAGGGCTAATCTGTGTCGGTGGCGTGAACTGACTAACCTGCGCCTGCGCAACGACTGCGCCGTTCTTGTCGCGTAAGGACTGCATTGGCAGAAATGCCGGGCGCTTCGTGTTGCGATTCTCACAGTGGTGCATCAGGCCAGATGGAATCATGCCGACATCGATAATAGGGATGTTGTCGCCTGCGCTTTGTGTTGCCGTATCAGCCAGCATAGACACCATTAAATTTTCGAGGCGTTGCGCGTCCAGTGCGTCGGTTGCGTGACCTTTGATACGCTCCTGTCCGTCCACGAATGCGCGGTCAGCGTAGAAAGGGATCAGCGGGATATAGTTGCCGGGGATTCGCTCCGGCTTCTCCAGCCATTCACGGCCAGACATAATGCCGCAGTAAACACGACGGCGCTTAACCTTGCGAGTTTTGCCCTTTTCGTACACTTCATCCGATAGAAGATTTTGGATCTCTTCATCGGCTAGCTGTTCTTTGTCATAGATGGCCGTGTCTTGCGTCACCGTGTTTTTGTACTCTGTGATCTCCGTCGGCTCAACCCGGATTCGGTAATAGCGCGCAACGTAAATCAGATCGGCTTTTGTCCAATCAAACCGTGTGGCGCTATCTTCCCGGTCGATGGGCGCAGTGCTTTTGCCGGGGTATTGCTCCTCGAATGCGTTTTTATCCATGCCAAAAAGCTCGATAGCCCAAAGCGCATCGCTCCGGTCATAGCTTTTGCTGTTCGGGTCAAAGTAAACGCTGGTGGCCGCATCATATACCGGGTAGAAGCCCACGCGGCGATCCTCGTTGCCGGGGTCAAACTCATCGACCAAAGGCGCATCCAGACGGAAGCAGCCCATACCCCCGGCCAAGCCTTCATCATAGGCGTTGTCCAGTGCTTCACCGCCCTGCGTTTCGTTCATATCCGCACGGAGTTTGCCGTTCAGTTTGTCGGCCAACTCTTCGCTGGTTGTCTCACTGGCCGGGCGGAATTTGGTGCTGATACGGTTCCGGCGATACTCCCCAACAAGGCGTTTAATTTCTTTGGCCACTTTGTTCAGCGTAAAGCGCGGGTATTTGTCAAAGCGATCGCCGTCAAACTCAAAGCCTGCCACGGTTGAGCCTTCCCACTGAGCCTTTGGCACGCGCACAAAGCGTTGCGTTTCCATCATCTCTTTGCGCATGCCTTCCGAGTCGGAAAAGGTCTGGTCAAAGTCTTTTAGCGCCTTGGCGTGCCATGCTGCAAAGTCTTTACCGGCCAGCGCTTTGTCGTTTAGTTCGGGCATTTTAAGCCGCTCCTGTTAATAGTTTGAGCCAATGCGGATCCGTGAATAGTCTGTTTCTGGCCGCCAATCCTGTTCTGGCGCTAACATTAGCATTGAAAGAACGTCCGCCATACCGGGAGAAGGGATTTTATATTTACTGCGCAGGGTCTGCTTATCCATCACAGCAAATTTCAGGTTGGCTTTGCGCTTACGCGGCAGGCGGCAGCATTCAGCACGCAGTTTAGGCATGTAAATGCCGATGCCTTCGCTATCCAGGCTGATCATGGTGTCCGGGTCGATGTACTCCCCTTTAACAACTGCGCGATACGTGTTGTAAAAGCGTTCCATCAGCAAAAAATATGCGTGAGCGCGGAGGTTTTCAAACACATCGCCGTTGGTCAGCTCGTTGTCGCCTTCCGGCACTGCGCGATCGTGTACTGGCCGCACATAGTTCCATGCGTCCGATTGGAAGTGCTCATCTTTGTTTCGCGGGGAGTCGCTGCCGACGAAGGCTTGCACCAGTACGCCGGAGTCTTTGAAACCGTCCGTGACCTGCCGCCGCAAACCGGCACCCATACCCACGGCATCCCATGTGAAGCCGCTAACGTGGTTCGCCTGCGCATAGCCGATTGCTCTGTCGGCAGCGTCGTTAATGTCGCCTTCGTGCCAATCTTCCAGAAAGGTGATCACGCTGCCTTTGCGCTCCCCGTAGGCTTTGCTGTCCTCGCCGTGGTCTGCCGGGTCGAATGCAGCCAACGTGCCGCCAGACGCTTTCCAGCCCATTTCCTTGTGCGCGTCGATCGCGGCGTCGAACCACTCCACCTTGATAAAGTTATCGTCTACGCTGTCGTTGAACTCGCCAAGCCAGATATGCCGGTACATCGCCCGCGACAGGTTATCTTCATCCCATGCGCGTTCGCTTTCCATGCCTTCATCAAACCACGGGTTGTCCATGTAGTTCATGAAAACGATGGTATGCAACTCATCTTCAAAAAATCCGTGCGTCTGGATGTCGGACAGGAAAGGCACGATAAAGCGCTGTGAAAAAGGATCCTCGCTGCTGCCGGGGTTGGCGATAAAGAACATGCGCCCGCCGTTGGTTCGCATCGTTGGCGTCAGCATTTTCAGCGACTGTTCGCTGGCCGTCTGCGCTTCGTCCATCATGAAGAAGTGGAATCCGTGCGCTGATTTCAAACCTTCCGGGTTGCGTGCCAGACCACGGAAGCGAGCACGGCCACCGCGCACCGTTTCGATCGTGCTGTCGGTAACGCGGGCACCTTTGATGCCAAGGCGCCCAATCTCAGCGGCTAACAGGCTGTGCGTTGAGTCGCTAATGTCGCTTTGGTACTCACGCAGAAACAGCCCCTTGGCGCCAAGGTCGGCCATATCGATTAGCCCGATATCATGCACCGTGATCGACTTGCCCGAACCGCGGCCCCCGATAACGATGATAAAGCGCTTCCGGGAACGCAACACCCGTTCCATCTTTAGCGGGATGGTTGCCGTGTGGGGTTCCTCAGTTTCCACCCAATCCCCGTTAATCTTTTTCAGGTTGTAGCAGTGCTGCGGGCCTATCTCGCCCACTTCGGTATCGGCTGGCCGGTAGACGCCGATCACCGATTCCGACGATTCCGCCAGGCGAATGCTGTTACCTTCGGCGCGTTCCAGCCGGTTAAAGAGTTGCGCACGCTTAGCCATTCTTGCCACCGTCCGTGATTTCAGCCCATAGCCGGGTTGTTTCGCCTACCAGATGTCCGAGCATATACGCTGCCGGTTCGTCGTTGTTGAGGTCATGTGAGGCACCCGCCCAAAGATACACCTGGTTAAGCGCGTGATAGCACTCATGCGCTACCGTTGGCATAAACTCCCCCAGCCCTTTGCGCAGGCCAATAGTGATAACTTGGCAGCCGTCGCGGTACATTCCGCACATCCGCCCTTGTGTTGTTTCGTTCGGCAAAGGGTGATCCGGGAATACTTTCAGCAAAGCCGCCATATCGGATAAGTCATACACAATGACGTTGGCCGGATAAGGCGTGGCCTGAAAAACTTTGAGTTTGTATTTAGCTACCAGGCGAATTTCGTTAGCCATTGGCGTTACCTGCTGCTTTCTCTGCTGCACTGGTGCGGATCGCTTCTTCCAGTTTGGCCATGCGGTCCATCAGCTCTGTGACTTCGTTCACGTCCACGGTTTGTTTAATCATGGCCGTAATGGTGATCCCCACGTCCGGAGAGATGTCGCCCCGCGTCACGGCAAACAGCACGGCTTCCATTTTTTCAACGGGCGTCCCCTGTTCGGGAAACTCAATCGTGACGGTAGGCGCCAGCGATTTGGCGGCAGGCGACAGACGCGCAAATAACTCTTTCATCAGTTTGCCGTCGCTAAATGAGGCTCTCACAACCTCTTCAAGATACGCATCTTCCGTCATGTAAATCTCTGACTGCGTGCCATCCGGGTTGGTGATCTTGCGCGTGACGGTGGCCATTGCACGCAGTAAGCGAGTGCGGGCGCGTTCGCCGGTGTGTCGATATTCTGGCTTCGGCTGGCGGTTCTTTCCAAAGCTGGTGGAGGTGGCGCGTTTTGGCATTGTTCTGTTTCCCTGCTCTCATGGTGTACATGGTTAAGGCAGGATTATGCACCACACATAAAAAAACCTGCAACTGGTGCAGGTTTTATCTACGTTTTGCGTATATCTCTGTCAGTATTGCCTGTGCCTCGATCAGCTGCCTTCGAGTTGCTTCGGCGTCTGCTGCGTATCGAATAAGAAATTCGACATTCGCTGTTGATAGTCCGCATCCACGGGCTGCATCACGGATGGCGGCAGCGGTGGCAGTTTCGGGCAGGCTAACTGCGGTGCAGTCGAATGCCTTACGCAACCGGAGATTGCCAGCGCGATAGCTGCTAATGGTGCGATCTTTCTCATCGTTGATAGCCCTTAGTTGTTCCTGGTGTTTCTTGTCGATATCGGCGAAACGGGTCGCCCATTCCTGCTGCTGTTTCTCGTTCGCTTCTGCCGCTCTGATTGTCGCCTGCAACTCCGCTGCGTCACGCTCCAGCCATTTGTTGCGCCAGCCGGTGTTCGTGGTATGCCACGTCAGCCAGCTGGCCAGAACGATAATCGCTACTGCCGCGCCCGCGATTCCGAAGACAGCAACGCCCCTACTGGTTGTTGTTGCCATTCGCACACCTGCTTTTCCACTTCCCGACGAGAGATTAAACCTTTCCACTTTTTCCCGCCAGCATAAACCCATCGATCCAGCTCGTCGCATGCGCCTTTGTAGTCGCCCGCATTGAGGCGGCGAAGCATGGTTGATTTACTGAATGCGCCAATGCCTACGTTGTAAGTGAACGAGTACAGTGCCGCTTTCTGCGTGTCCGTGGTCGGCACTTTCAACAGCGGATCCACCTGCTTTGATACCTTCACCAAATCCGCTTTTAAAAGTGCATCACAGTCTGCCGTTGAGTAGTAGCGACCTGGCACAATGTCCGCGCCGGTGTGGCCATAACAGACCGTCAAGACGCCCACGACATCTTTGTACGGATAGTGCTCCAGCCCTTCCAGCCCGTCATTGCCGGATCCAATCATCACGGACGCAATCCCTATTGCGCCGACTGCCCCGGAGGCGATGGCCGCTGCAATTCTGTTGCGTAGACGTGGGTTCATCATGCGTCGATTTCCTGTATAACGTCGAGCGTTTCACGGTCGCGCGCTGGTAGGTTCTCGCTATCATGGTTGGCAAAATAACGCTTTAGAATTTCGTTGCGCGCCTCTTCTGCTGCGGCAATGCGTTTATTTCGCCGGTCGTTCGATAGATACGTTAACAATCCGAGAATGGCCGTTACCAGTGCCCCTAGTCCAAACATAATATCTTGCGGTGTGAGGCTGGCCATTAAGCCCGTAAGCACCGCCCACACATAGCCGCCAATGCCGCCCCCTTCATTTCGCATCGTACCGATCCCCCTGCTGTTTGATATGCTGCTTCGTCTTAAAAGGCGGCGTCCCTGCCGTATTAATATTACACGCTTTCCGCCTGGCGGATATTACGCGGCGAGCGGCCAATAAAAAAGCCCCCCGTTTTTTACGCGGGAGGCTCTCTTAATTGCTAACAAACCCGTTCGAGTTGTCTGCATACTGGACGTTTAATCTAACAGTCGTCCGAAGGTTTAGCAACCGCACGACAAGCGAACATGCACGCAGTTTGCATTTCCGTTTTGGCCATCGCCAGCCAGCGCGGATCACAAACCCCGCCCGCTTTCATGGCTTCCAGCTCCTGCAGAAATTCCCGGCTGATTTCTTTTAGCCGGTTCATCTGGTCGATGACGCCGCTATCCAGCGTCCGATAGCCGGTAACGGTGCTGCCGTCTTGTGGTTTTGCGCTCTGGCTCATTCTAACCCCAGATCGCTAACGGGTTTAAACGACGCTTCAAAGGTATCAGCCGGAATGGTGATCTCTTTGCCGTCTGCTTCAAACTTCACAGTGTACGGGCCGCCGTCGGTCTTCTGCACTGCGGTTACGCCTTTCACCAGCTTATAGCGGCGATCGCCGTCTTCGTTCAGCACTTCCGAACTGTACGGGCTGCGGTTCACGTCGTCCCATTCAGCGGCAGACAACCAACGTCCCTCGTCTTCAACGCCCGCCGGGCGATACCAAACACGCGTCTCAATGCGACCGTTGTTAGGGTTGGTGTGATTCTCGCGGTAGCCGTGGTGCAACTGGCTGTTGTCGATGCCGATCGAGTTCTCTTCCTTCGGCGTTTCGGTTGTGGTCTGGTCTTCTGGTTTAGTGTCGGCCATCTTGATTACCTCATTGCGAATATGAAACAGGGCGCTAATTGCGCCCCGCGTTAGTATTGCTTATTCCGGGTTGCCCGGTTCGGCCAGCGCATCGTCGTACACTTTAGCCCATTGGTCAACGGTCAGCCAGCGCCCCGGCAATTCGCGGTTCGGCTGAAACCATACGCGCTTCACGGTGCGAAAGGTTTGCGGGTCTTCATACGTTTCCCGGTAGCCGTGGTGTTTATCGGTCATGCTGCACTTCCTCGCGTGGTTGGCGTTTGTAAAAACAATCAAACTGATCTGGTGGAATGCCGATAAGCTGGCCATCCTCACTACGCACAAGCCACCACCCGGAAACAAGCCCGCTCATGTAGTGGTTTTGCATCGGCCCGGGAAGCGGAATAAACGGCAGGCTTTCCAGATACCCACACTTGTAAACGTCGGCAACCCACTCCCGGAACCAATGGGGAGCACTGTTCGGCACCTCGATGCGGTTCATTCCGTCCCCGCCCCTGCGCCCAAAATGCACCTGCACTGCTTCGCCTTCCGGCACATTCGCTTTAACTTTAACGGTCATGGTGATTACCTGTGAAAAAGGGCCGGAATCAGCCCTGTATTGAACGATCGCGCCTAAGCGCATGCAAACGTACCGGGGCAGCGCCGCCTCGCGCTGAGGGCGGTTTAAGGCGCTTACATGAATCCACGTAGTTTGAGCCTCTCCACTCCAGTACCCCACTCTTTGGCCGGATAGCTATTCGCACATCGAACGCGCCGCCGTAATGCACGATGCGCTCGATTTCTCCCGCCAACCCTGCAACGCTGGCGAAGTCACCAGCGCGCAGCTCTGACACTACTGCCATAGCGCGATCAGGAATGCAGCCGCGATGCCGTAGATTGCCAGGCAAAGCGTTGGTACTCCCGCCCACACGATAAAGCCAAGGTGGCGATTTACGAAACGGTTGAAAGATGTGGCTTTGACTGCTGGTGCTGCTACGGCTACGGCTGCTTTTTCCATTTAAGATTACTCTGGTTGCGTTGGGTTAGTAGCTGCATTATGCACTGCAACTTGTTCCGCTGCAACTTGTTTTTTAGCGCCTGCGATCTCCGCCTCGCGCACCAGCTCCGACGGCTTCATCCCCAGCGCATCAGCCCAACGGATCAGCGTGTCAAACCGCAGGTTGTTGCGTCGCAGCGTGAAATGAATGTTTTTGTCATGCACGCCAACCAGCTGCGCAAACGCTTTGATCGTAAGCTCACGACGTGAAAGAACGGCCCGAAGGCCGCCCCGTATATCCATCACTGTACTCATCGGGGCGGCTCCTGTTATGCGTCTTTGACCAGGGCGACTGCGTTCTGGATCATCGACAGCGCTGCTTCATAGCGGGCATTGCTGCGGACCAGCACATCGGCGTGGTGCTGGAAGCCTTCCGGCATCTGGTTGGCGCGCAGATTTACCAGCAAGTCTTCCAGCGCGATCACAGGCTCATCAGGGATGCCGCCGCCGTATTCGCTAACCAGCTGCGTGAGTTTATTAATCTGCTCCCCAAACTGGCCGCAAACCTGTTTGTGTGCGTGCTGGTGGCTCTCCTCTGATTCCTTCAACGCGCGCACTGCTTCAACGATGTTTTGTGCGTCCGCATCGTCCTGCAGAGCGAGGCGTTCATGGTACGCGCCCGCTACCTCGCCGATTGTCACCAGCGCTTTGGTCAGCCCTTCCAGACGTGTTGGGCCTAGTGGAGACTCTTGCAGACGTGTTTTGCCTAGCGGCGATTCTTCCTCCGGTTGTGTGCGCTTGATCAGCTCGTTTACCATTTCGAGAATACTGTGGTCCGCCAGCGCCATGCCGGTTGCTGGTTCAACAGCTGCCCGGATGTCGTTCAGCATACCTTCGTACTTACTGAATTTGCGCAGCACCCAATTTACGAAATGGATAACGTTATCAGGGGACGCGCCCTCAGAATAGCCGTTTACGTGGACGCCTGCGCCCCGGAAAGCATTACAGATATCTGACAGCGTGTGCATGCTGGCCGGTGCTGGTGGGATGTGCATTGGTTCCGCCGGAGAGGTGTTAAGCGCGCGCAGAATAGCGTCGCAATCCGCACCCGGCTCCAGCCCCAAACCGATAGCCACCGCGTCGGCGAATTCTTCAAAGCGCTGCCCGCTGTGCTGCGTGGCGTTTTTGAGGTTCTCCAGCTCGTTACTCTGCTCAACCCATGCCGCTTGCGCGCGCAGGCGTTCCGCTTCGATGTTATCGCAATGCGCAGCCAGACGGATCGACATCGCGCCTTCGCCCGCACGTTCCAGATGGTTGCAGGCTTCCGTTACCGGGCTGCGACGTGTTGGCATTTTTACTTTGCCTTTTCGCGCCATGCTGCTGTCTGAGGGTTGGCCCTCGCAGGCTTCTGCCGAACAGCGGGGATCGGTGTCGTGGTTATTCATTCTGCGTCTTCCTGTTGTGGTGTGGTTAGTGGTTCATTGCCGATCAGTTTACCCAGCTCAACCCAAAAACGATCCATATCGTCTGGCTCTTCCACGGCGTCGATAAGCGCGCGCACGTCGTCCGCACGAACGTAACCCAAATCTGCCAGGGCAGAATCAATATCAAAATCCAGCGGGTTATCGTCTTTGTCCATCGTGCCGACCAACAGCACTGCAAACTTGTTGCCCTTTGGCGGCTTGGCCGTAGCGGTGAGAACCGTTTGGCCATCGCCTGCGAGGCTGGCCACTTCAAACTTAGGCACCTTGGAAACGTCGCCATATTGGACGTTCGCCACGTCAGATTTAAAAACGCTTTTGTCTGCGGTCACGCTGTTTACTCCCTGCTATGTGTGGTGAAGCCAGCTTAAACGCTGGCCTCTGATTATGCAACTTGTTTAGCGCGCTTGGCGCGGATGCGTAGTTGAACCAACAGCCGGTCGGTGCTGGCGTGAAGACTTTCTTTCGTCTTGCGGTAGCCCATAACCCGACGGATCCAGATAAAGCCCTCGTCCGCATCTGGCCACACCCGAACCACGTCGTAAAACTTCCTTGGCGATTCGCCGGATAAGCCACGCTCTACCGGTACGGCGCTAACCATCATGCCGGGCTTGATGTCCGCTACGCGTAGCAGCCGGCAGTGCGGGATGCGGTTTCGACGCTTAATTGCTGTGGCCATCTTCACCCCCTCAAAGCAACGACGGTGCCAGGCGGCACGCCGACGTTTTCGCATAGCTCATCACTGCCTAGCAGAGCCTCTTTCACCATCGCGTTATATTCTTCCTGATAGTGATCATGATCCTGCCAGACGATAACCGCATCCTGTGGCAAACTCCGCAGCTGCCTGATTAGCGCCGCGACTGTGGTTTTATTTCTCATCCCCACCCCCGCAAAGGTGTTCACCGCCGGGGCGTGTGCATACCTTGCCGCAGCGCGCGCAGCGCACCCGCTCACACTGTTCCGCAAAGCAGGTCATACAGCGCAGGCACTGCCCCCGGAAGCTAAACCGCTGTTCTGTCACAACGCCGCACTGGTAACACAGCGCCGCTTTTTCCGGCGGGTTGTCGGAATGGTTCACGATCTCCCGCGCGGCCCGTGCTTCCGGTGCCCCCTTCGGCAAGTTGTCCGCCGATATCGGGTGCCGGTAGACAACCCCACGCACCCGTGCAGGCGACGCATTGGCCATATCAACAAACGCCTGAGTGCCGTGCCGGGCTAAGTGGTGCAACCCTGCCTGCTTCTCCGCGATACGCTCCGCATCCGCCTGGCTAACGCCGGTCGTTCTGAGTACGAAGGGGGCGATCTCGCGGGCATTCAACGTTTCGCCGTCCAGCGCCTGCAACTGTGACAACACAAGATTAAGCTCCCACGCGGTCAGCACCCGCGCATAAGGTTTGCCGGTGTCCGTGTCGGTCATGACAACTGCGCCGTTCTCAAATTTCATCGCTCGAATCCTCTGTTGTTGCCGGGAGTGGCCAGCGTTGGTTTACCAGCGATTCCAGATCGCTGCGTGTGTCGTTCAGGATGCGCTGCTGCACGTCGAGGCGGGTGGCCTGCTGTTGCACCAGTAGGTTGGCCGCTGCCGTCTCTGCGTTGGCCTGACGCAGCGCCTGACGCAGTACCGCGACAACCTCGCGCTGATTCTGGTAGTAAATTGCCGATACGCCAGCGCCAAGCACTGCGCCGATAAACAACAGGCCGATTACGGTTGTCATTGCGGATCCTCCGGTAGCAGTGCTTCGAGGGCTTTGCTGCAGTCAATCATTGCTGCAATCACCTGCTGTTCGCCGAGCGTGCGAATCGCCTGGCTCAATACGCGTGTGTGGCCTCGCTTATCGATGCGGATCAGTAACTGAGTAAACGCCCTTGCGGTAGCGGCCAGAGTTTCAAGTTCCTGAATCCGCTCCGCCGGGGTTGCGCATAACTTCGCTGCCGGGCCATCCATACCCGCGGGGCGTTCATAGCCGACCGGATAGACTCCGCCACGGAACCCGCTTGTGTTGTTGCGGTACATGGTGCCATCTTTGCGAGAGAAGCGGAGATCGCTCTCTGTGACCGCCTGCGTCGGTGTTACCCGCGCCACAACTTCCGCCACAATGATGCGTTTGCTAAGCCCTGCGCCCCAACCGCTGCGGAGAATCTCAAGGTCTTTGTAGCGCAGTACGGTGTCGCCCACTTTCAGATCTTTAAATAGCATTTTGTGCCTCACTTAACCCAATGGCCGTAACGCTTCAAAAAAGCGCGAGTGTCAACGTTGTGTTGACTCAGAAGCCGGGTAGCCTCATCTGCAAGATTGGTTTTGTTCGAGAACAGCGCGACGGTGCCTAAGCGCGGGTGTTCAATGCGCGCACCTTCTGCGACCTGCGTAGGCTCTTTCAACGTAATGCGCTCGATAATCATAGCCGGGTTGCCGTTGCCTGCCTGAATGCGTGTTATCGACAGCGCCCAAAAGCGGGTACTAATCTTCATAGACTAAACTCCTTTCGTTGTGTGGTGCGCTCATTATGCCGATTTGCCGTTGTTGTGCAACTTGTTTCTATCATTGCCGGTGATCACCACCAGCAACCATCGCGTGTGTGCGGGAGAAAAACCACAGTGCGCACCTCGCCGAAAGTATTCCTTTGAGGGCTATCAATGCCTCTTTCCTCACTCCTCACTACACCCCCACTTGAGTTTTAGTTTATGTGCGGAAATTAAGTTGTTGTTTTTACTACCTTACTCTCTCTATTTCTATCTATTCCTCTCTTTCCTACTATTCAATTCAATATTCTTACGTGTGAAAAAATTAATCCTCCTCCCCCATGCACATTACGCATGCACGTATATAGAGATTTGGGATCTCAAGGTAGTATAGTGAGGAAATGAAGAAGCCCTTTGTTTATAAGGGCTTGCGTGTGAGGCGGTAGTGAGGAATTGTACTCAGAGGTGTTTTGAGTGAGGAAAACGCGATTAAAAATAATTTTTTCTTCGTTCTTTCACCTCCTCAGGGAAGTGCGCATAGAAATAAATAAAAATTTTTGCTGCTATTGCTGCGCGTTCATTGCTATCGAAGGTGCCAACAGAATAAATTTCTTTTTTAGTGATCACCACCTGCGCAGTGAAGCGCACCCCCTCGATGCGCTTTATGGCCTGTATGCGAAAGTGCATTATGTACCGATCCACCACGTTATGCAGAACACCACCAGCGACGCACCACCGGCAAATAGCCAGCGACGGTACAAACGGCGCGCATGCTGGTGGCGCACAATGTCGAGGCCGTCCCAGCGGTGCATCGCCAGCAAGAACCCATCGGCATGCCAGAACGAGACGACACCGGCCAGAAACGCCAGCCCCATGATGATATTAATAAGCATCGTTATACTCTCCTACCCAGCGCCGGTATTTGCCTGCAGCTCTGCACGCTGCGGCTTTGCCCTTGCACGTCGTGATCAGGATGAATGGCCAGACGGGTTGCGCCTCAGCCGGTTTGTTTTTGTTGTCGGCGGTCACAGCGTACACACCCCAAATTTCTGGCCGAAATAAGCCGTCCTCGTCTTTGGTTGGTTGAGCCGACGCGCGCTTTACAATAACGTCGCTGTACACCTCTGGCATGTTATCCAGCGTTTCAAACAGGGTGCTCTTATTCATCGCGGGCAGCCTCAATAACCGTTTCATATTCGGAAGCCCAATCCGCCAAGCCGTTCACGATTGCATCGGGATAGTCTGCTTCGCGGTGTAGCCTTTCTACTGCTGCAATACATTCCGCCAGGCGCGCGATCATCTTGGCCTGCTTCACCAGCGCTTTGCTCTTTGGCATGCCGTTCGGCGCCGCAGATAGCTGCTGTTCCAGATTGGCCACCTTATCCTGACACTCCCGCACTTCCGCTTTCAGATTGTCACAGTTCATCAAAAGCCAGGCTACTACGCGGCGATCAAATACCTGCGTTCTTGGATCGGCCAACAACCCCCTGATAAATTCCCCACGGTTAAACGCCGCCGTAAGCCCAAAAGCCTGCGCGTCGGTTGCTGCGGCGTTGATTTCTTGCGCTGTGATTTTGTCACTCATAATTGGATCCCCTGACGGTTAGCGACTTCGAGATAAAACGCTTTCATTTTTGCCATTGCCTGCGCCCACGCCTGCTGCGGTATATTGTCGTCCCAAACGTCGTCGTTCTGCGGGATGTCGCAATGATCGGCCCAGTGCTTATTACCGATCGCGATCAGCACGCTGTGGCCGAGCAGGCCGAGTTTTGATTGGTTGCGCGGCGCCCGCAGCGCTTTCAGCTGGCCTTCGCGGTAGGTGGCGCGGCGGCGGTAGTCGTCTGGCCCTGTTCGTACACAGCCGAGAATATCCGCATCACATTCGTAATAGGTGCCGATAGTGGTGTTAGCGAAGCGCTGCGCATCCTGCACGCTGATCCGGGCATAGTTTCCAGCGGTGTTCTTTTTGGTGAAAAGGTCCATAGTCATTTATCCTGATTGTTGCGGTTGGCCAAACGCGGCGCCATGTGTTTTATGCTGCGCCGCTACGGGTGTTAAGGTATTAATAGCGAAAAGCAGTAATAAAGCAGCGCGGTGCTGGCCAGCGCAACCAGCACATCGGCCACCACCCACAAAATGATCTCGCGGGTGATCATCTTAAAAGTTCCAACTCATTGCGCCGTATTTTGCGGCCACGCTACGCGCCTCTTTCATGCTGCCAACGCGGAACGCGTGGTAAAGCCCCGGCGGCAGCTGGCCATCTATGCCGAAGGTTAGCGCCCCATAGCCGAGGCTTTTCGATTTGGTAAGGTACGCCGTCACCCTGGCGCCTTTGGCCAGCATACCCGACAGCGATTTTTTCATGCTGGCTTCTGACATATCGGCCACCGCCTCAATATGCGCGTCGGTCGCGTTGCCGGTTTTGCGCAGCGCTGCACGCAGCACATCGATCATCTGTGGTTTAGGCAGGTTGAGAGGGGTTTGCTGCTGTTTCTGACGTGCTTTGTTCATATCCACCACCGTATCTTTACCCATGATTTTGTTAACACGTTCTGTCAGTGCTGATTGCTCGCGGCGGAAATGCGTAGCCTGCTTATCCATTTCCAGCGCTTCGGCATGGTCGGCGGCGATCATCGCGTCGAGGTTCATAAACCACTCATTCAGCCAGGCTTCGTATTTGGCAAACGCTTTAGCCAGCGCCGCGTCGTCTTTATGACGTGACAAAAATGCGTTTGGTGCGGATGTCTGCTCTGCAACTAAGCCAGTGAAGGTTTTGTTTTCAACACGGATGCAAATGCGCGTGGTGATGTTGGCGCGGATGTCGCGCAGTGTCTGGAAGAATTCATTTTTAGTCAGCATTTCAAACCCCTTGTTAAGCCCCGCAGCGTCTGCTGCTTTACAAATAATATATCCGTTTTCGTTAAGCACTGCAACTTGTTTTCGCAGTTATTTTCGTAGTTTTTAACGGTGCAATAAGGCTTCCTCGCAACAGATAGAGGTTGATCCGGAAACTTTTAGAATCGTTTTGCGTAGCGCCTTTCATATGTGTTATCGTCGCGCCTCGAATCAACACAAAGGATCGCAATCATGAGCATGAAAGAGTGGTGCGCAACAAAAGAGAAAGAGCGCATCGCCGAGCTGGTGGCGTAATTCGATGGCGTGGCCGGGCTGGCCAACTTTATGGAAGTGCCATTTTCCACGGCGTATAGCTGGAGCATGCGCGGGCGGATCTCTCGCCGGTATGCAGCCCTTGCAGAAAAGAAAACCGCAGGCCGTTTTGCTGCGGGGTATTTGAAGCCGTCCGCGATGGAGTGGTTTCAGGAAACGAATAAGGCTGGCCGCTAATGGTGCAACTCGATTTTTCTATTTGCCTGCGTGGCTCGTCGCCTGTCGTCCGTAACTTTACCGGCGTGGGTTTTGACGTTCTGGCACGTTATTTAATCCGCGGCGAAGAATGGGACGGCGTAACGCAGCCGGGCTATCTGACCGAAAAAACACAGCCGTGGGACCACAAAACCTATAACGGCTATATTTCATCGGTGTTCATGCCGATCACTAAAGCCGGTAAAAATCTCCGCCCACAACCCAGCAACCCGCAACCCGGCTACCGCAATTCCGCCAACTCCGTTTCGCGCAGCCTCATTATGCTGGATTTTGACGCGCTCCCGGTCGGCAGTATGGATCAGGTTCTGGCGGAACTGGACGCCGAAAACGTTTTGGGCGCGGTGTACACCACATATAACCACCTCAACGAGCAGAAAGGCGGGCTGGAGCGGTTCCGCGCTATCGTCGTGACCGACAGGCCGATGATGGTTGCCGAGCTGGCCAAAGCCTCTTATGCGTTCTTTGATCTGCTGCGCGAGCGCTTGCCGTTTCTGGAAGCGGACAACGCGAGTTTTAACCCGGCGTTTGCCATGTACCGGCCACCCGCAAACAGCTTTATCCGCCTGTTTGAAGCCGGGGATCCTTATCCTGTTGATAGCCTGCTTCAAGACTATGACGAATTGCAGTTGCAGCTGCCAGTTAAAGCGCTGACTGCGGGTAATTGGGAGCCTGCCACGCCGGAGGATATGGCGCTGTGCGAAGATTGGCTGGATTGGGCCGACGCTAACGCACTGACAGTCACTGACGGCCAGATTTGGGTATGCTGCCCGGAACAAGCCCGCCACAGTAGCGGAAGCCTTGGCGATGGCACCGACGGCGGTGCGTCCATCTTTCTGCCGAGCGCCAAAAAAGGCCAGGCGACATTCGTTTGCCTGCACTCGCATTGCCAGGAGGATGTAAACCGCCACCAGCGCGACAGCATGCTGGCCATCAGTGAGCACGTAAAAACGCCTATCCCTGTGCATCTGTTGCCGGATCCTCACGGCGGCCACGCTAAAGAAGACCGCGCCAAAATGCGCCGTATGCTGGCCGAAATGGCGGAGCACAACCCCGTTGCGGATGAAGCGGAGGAAATGGCGGGAAACGGATTGCGCAAGCGTATTCGCAAGGAAGGCGCGATCGATAAAAAGGATTTACCGGCACGCATCGGCGGCACGTTCATGTTGGACATTAGCGGATCTTCGGTAACGCGCCTGGCGGAAATGTCACAGCGCTATATTTTTGTGGTTCAGGGCGGTCAGTCACGCTACTACCACCGCAGCGTTAATGCGAAAACGGGTAAGGCATCATGGTGCGAATGGCAGTTGCAGACTATGCGCGACGTTCTGGCCAATGAGGAGGGCGTAGTGGGTAGCTATCCTTCCGGAGACAGCCTTAAATATAAAACGCTGTCGCTGTTTGACGCTATGCACCACTGGTTAGGCCGCAATCATAAGACCGGCGGCGCCGCCATCTTTCCGCCGCCGGTTGTGTGCCCGCCCGATATGCTCAACACATGGGAAGGATTTGCCGTAGATCCGGCTCCGGGTGACGTAGCGCCGTTTGAGGATTATGTTCTGCGGGTGTTGTGTTCTGGCGACGATAAGCTGGCGCGCTACTTCACGCAGTGGCTGGCGCACACCGTCCAGCACCCCGGAAACAAACCGGGCGTGGCCATCGTAATGCGCTCCGGGCAGGGCAACGGCAAAGGCCAGCTGGCCAAGCTGCTGGACCGCATTATGGGCGATTTGTTTATGCCCTATAACGGCACAACAAAACTAACCGGCCAATTCAATATTTCGCTAATGACGACGCTCCTGGCATTTATCGACGAGGCGAAAGCGCGGGGGGCGGAGAACGACACAATCAAAGGGCTGGTAACGGAATCCCGCGCCATCTTTGAGGGTAAAGGGAGCAACAGCATTAAGGGGCAGTCGTTCACCCGGCTGATTTTCGCCAGTAATGAGATAGCGCTTAAAATTGACAAGGGCGACCGCCGTTATTGCGTTCTGACGCTGGATCCGCGCTTTGCGGCCAATGACGAGAACAAAGAGCGCGACACGTTCGCACGGCCATACTGGCGCGACTATTCAGATTGGGTAAATCAGGCTTGGGTGCCTGCTGCCGTGTTGGACTACCTGCGCAATTTTGATCTGTCCGACTTTGACGAATACAACGCGCCTAAGACACACGCGCATGCGGAACTGGTCAGTGAGAGCCTTACGTGGCTGCAGGAATGGATGCTTTGGCAGGCCACAGAGAACAAATTTAAGTTGGGTACGCTGGCCACTCGCCCCGATCAGCTGGTGCTAATGCCGAATATCGTCGTGGAAGCGTATACGGAATATGCAGAGAAGCGAGGCATCAGAGACACCCGTTCGCCCATGAGCATTAAGAAAGAGTTTGGTATGTTGATGAAGCGAATGGGCGTTGGCCGGACCGATTTCAAAGGGCAGACCAGCGCAGAAAACCGTTACGGATATGTTTTTGCCAGCCAGGACGATTTATATTTAGATTTGTGTAGTGCGCTTGGCGTCAATCCTGAGTATGATTAACCCCGACGAGAGGCGCGATCCTTGTTGTCGTGGTGATTGAGAAGAGGGCCAGCGGTAAAACGTTGGCCCTTTTTTCGTTTTGCAACTTGTGCAACTTGTTTAATCGGTGTAGAGTCCTCACACCACACAACAGACGTTCTATAGGAGAAGTGCCAATGGCTTTAAGAGGCGTAGAAAAACCGCAGATTCTTGCGCCGATTCTGCTTATTTGTGGTGATCCGGGTTCCGGTAAAACCACACTGGCCAACTCGTTTCGCCAGTGGGCGCCGGTTATTTTCATTCGTGCCGAGGATGTTTCCGGCGTGTTCGATAATATGCCGCTGTCCGAGCGCCCCGATATGTTCCCGAAAATCCCTGTCGCATCGGCAAAGCATAAGCAGGCGTCGAGTGACACCGTTATTAATCAGGTGTATCAGCTGATCGACGAAGATCACGATTATGGGGTTTGCGTCTTTGATACCGCGTCCGTATTCGACGACATGCTGCAAACCGAAGTGCTCACGTTCTTAGGCGGCGAAAATCTGGCCGTTGCAGGCGGCGGCTACGGTGCCGGTTGGCAGACGCTGGCCAAGACGCACTCTGAGGTTATCGATGCTTTTCTGGACCTGCGCGTAAAGCGAAACATGGTTATCATCTGGCTAATGCACCAGAAAGTTGAACGCATGCGCAACCGGCCAGACGCGGAAGAGGCGATCGTGTTCGGCATGGAAATGCACGAAAAATGCCACCACCTTTACAGAAAACATGCTGATGCCGTGCTTTACACCCGCATGGACAGCTTTACAAAAGGCGTTGTCACCGACAACAAAACCGGCAAAGCCAAAGGCCCGGGGCGCATTGTGGCCAGCGGCGATCGCTCAATCATCACCAGTAGCGACGGCGCGCAGGGGTACATTTACGCGAAAAACCGCTACGGCATGCCGCCGGAAATGGAATTTCCAAAAGACGATCCAATTTTGATGGACTATATCGACTTTTTCAAAGAGCAGTAACAATACAGTAACAATACAGTACCGATTAAAAACGCGACCAAATAACCTAACAACACATTTCAGAGACGAGAGAAAAATGACAACTAACCGTTTAGCGCAATACACAAATCAGGTTCAAGACGGCTATGGCATGGAAGAGTTTCAACCTATTCCTAAAGGAACTGAGGTTGTTTGTTTTGTAGAAACTATCGCATGGGAAACCATGATGAACACCCGCGTTACCCCGCAGCAACAAGATGAATTTGTTAAGGTGAAGTATCGCGTTAAAGGCGGCGAGTTTGATAACCGCGTACTGTTCCAAAAGCTGTATCTGTTAGGCAAGGTTGATCAGGATGCAGACAAAAACCAGCGCAGCGAGGAACACGCCTGGCTAATGCTGGCGGCGCTGGATCACATCTGTTCCGGCGGCCAGCTGGCAAAACTCCCGCACGATCCAGAAGATGTGGATTTGGCCAAGCTGTGTAACAAAAAGATTTTGGTTACTGTCGATATCAACCGCTATAAAGACCGCTTCAACGAAACGGTGGCACAAAACACCGTGCGTCTGATTGCTCCGGTAGCTCCGGCAGCGCGTCCGGGGGCGGCCAATGCAGAAGCAAGTGCAGAGCGTCAACCGCGCCAGCGTCGTGCGCGGGCTTAATTACAGGGGTTAACTTTCAGGGGCTTCGGCCCCTTTTTTGTCGGTGATTTCGATGTTAAGACCTTATCAACAAGACGCTGTAGATATTGCTTTCGACTACGTTAAAAACAGCGTTATTAAAATCGTGATTGAAATGGCCACAGGCGCGGGAAAGTCTCACGTCATAGCCGAACTGGCGCGCCGGTTGTTTGAACTGACAGGCCAGCGCACCTTTGTAACCGCCCCCGCTGCGGAACTGGTTAAGCAGAACGCGGCCAAATTTCGCTCGTTGGGTTTGCAGTGTTCTATCTTCTCTGCGAAGGCGGGCGAAAAGTGCCTGGAGCACCCTGTGGTATTTGCCACCCCCGGCACGCTGGTTAACGCGCTGCCTAATCTCACGGATAAAGTGGCGGCCATCATCATGGATGAAGGCGACGGCATCACAGACCAGATCAAACGCATCATTAACCACTTCAAGCAATACAACCCTGATTTGCGCGAAATTTGCTTAACGGCCACACCATACCGGACCGGCGAAGGCTGGATATTCAAACAGTTTGAAGACGGCAGGCCATCCGGCAACCCGCGCGCCTATTTCGACAAACGCGTTTATCGCGTGGGTACGCGTACCCTAATCGATATGTCGTTTTTGGTGGATGTCGTCACAACCCCCGTTCCGATCGCGTATGACACCAGCGAGTTAAAGCGCGACCGGCGAGGGAAGTTCACCCCGGCCAGCATTGAAAAAGCGTTTGTGGGTAAAGGTCGCAGAACGTCGGGAATCGTTGCCGAGGTTGTCCGGCGCCAGCAATACTATCGCGCATGCCTGATATTCTGCGCCAGCCGGGCACACGCCAAAGAGGTTATGGCCAGTTTGCCGGAGGGTTCCTATCGATACATCGACGGCGACACCCCCACGAAAGAACGTAGCGACACGCTGGCCCGATTCAAACACGGGCTTTTCACGTACCTGGTAAATATCGATGTGTTGACCGTGGGAACCGATCTCCCGATTGTGGATCATCTGGCCATTCCGCGACACACCGACAGCGACAGGTTGCTGCAGCAAATCATTGGCCGCGGGCTGCGACTGCACCCGAACAAAGAGCATTGTCTTGTTTCCTGCTTCGCCGGGAATCTGACTCCGTTTGTTGAAAGCGGGAGAGATATATTTTCGCCGGACATCCAGAACAAAGAAGCGAAAGAGAAAACCTTTCTGACCGTGCCTTGCCCCAAATGCGCGTTTCTCAATGAGTTTGCCGCCCGGCCAAACCCGGAAAGATTAAAGACCAATTCTGAGGGCTTTTTTATCGATTTGGCGGGCGACGTGCTGGAGATGGAAGTTTATCAGGGCGAGGACAAACCCGCGCTTAAAGTGCCATTTGCGGCGCATTATGGCCGTCGTTGCAACGGCTTCCGCCAGCGCGGGCCGAAAGGTCGCGTTTTCCGCTGTGCGCATGTGTGGGCGGATAAGCGCTGCCCGAAATGTAACGCCTCAAACGACATCGCGGCGCGCCAGTGCCGGGCCTGTAAGCATGAGCTGAGCGATCCAAATCGCTATTTACAGAGGTATGCGGCAGAGGTCGTTAACACGCCTGACGGTTGCCGTTTGGGTAAGCCAAAGAAATGCGCCATCAGCGAATACGTTGCCGCCAGCAAACAGCGGTTGGTGCTGCTGTCCATCATTGTGCATGGCCGTACTACCCCGATTCAGGTTTTTTTAGATCCGTTTAGCACCAACCCTAAACGCTATGCGCAGTGGGAGCAATTTTTACTGGAAGGGTTTGGCGACGATCAGCTGACAGTAAAAGAAGTGTTGAACCGAAGAAAGAAATTTACACAGCCGACGGCGGTTAAGTGGAAGTCAAAGCCGAACGCTACACACCCGGAAGTTTTCTTGATGTGGAGAGAGCCTAAGTGAAGCAAGAACAAATCAAACGGCTGCAAGCGGCAGGCGTGCGCATATATAGCGATTTAAAGCACCGTGATCCAAACTGCCCGCTTGAAGATGATGAACTGGTAACGTTCGTCAACCAGCTGCGTAAACGACACCCGAAGTTAGCCCGGCTGTTCATTCACATTCCAAACGAAGGGAAGCGAAAGCAGGATGAAGTGCAGATCCTGAAACGTAAAGGCGCACTAAACCCCGGCGCAGTCGATGAATTGATCCCTGCAGATATCTCGTTTGTTGGGGAATTAAAGCGTATCGATCACTCTGAAAGCGTTATTTACGATACCCAAATCGATTACCTGATTACAGCCCACGAGGCTGGCGCCTTTGCGTTTGTCGCGTTGGGCTGGCGCAATAACTGGACCGCGTTAGAAGATTGGCTGGCGCTGTCGTGAGGTTGCAGAAAGAAGGTTACCGGCTACGCAACGGCGATTGTCTGGCCGTCATGAAAGAGATCACAACCGGCTCTGTCGATTTGGTGCTGGCTGATCTCCCGTATGGCACCACAAATCAGCGTTGGGACAGCATCATACCTTTGCCGGAGTTGTGGGCGGAGTATGACCGCATACTATCGCCGTTGGGCGTCGTGGTGCTCACCGCTGCGCAGCCGTTCACGTCGTTGCTGGTCAACTCTGCAACGAAGGCGCTGCCTTTCCGCTATTCGTGGGTGTGGGTGAAGAATAAAGCGGGCGGGTTCGCCCAGGCGAAAAACAAACCGATGCCGCAGCACGAAGACGTACTGGTTTTTGCGCGCGGCGCCACGGGCCATGCGTCGCAGTGTAAAAACCGCATGCCGTATTATCCGCAAGGGCTGGAAGCGTTCGGCAAGACGGTTAAAAATCGCGGGGGCGATCGGCCATCGGCATTCGAGAAGCGCGCCAGCCACAAAGCGGAATATGTGCAGGAGTTTACCAACTACCCCACCAGCATTTTAAACTTTGACGTTGAGCGCTCTGGCCTGCACCCTACACAGAAGCCGGTTGCGTTGGGGGAGTACCTGATCAACACGTACACGTTGCCCGGCGCGCTGGTGCTGGACAACACAACCGGGAGCGCGTCGTTTGGCGTGGCCGCGCTTAATACCGGTCGCCGGTTTATCGGTATCGAGCAAAACCCGGATTTTTATGCGAAAGCAAAAGAGCGCCTAAAACAAGTTGCAAACGCGCACAAGTTGCAATAGAGTGACCTGCGTTAACCCACAAACAAGGATTTATTAAATGATCGCTTATCTCGAAAAGTTTCTGGCTCTGGTAGAGCGTTTTGTCGCATCTCAGGAACGCCGCAACGATATTCTGGAACGCAGCATTACCCATACCACCAGCGATAGCGCTCCGGTAAAAACCACGCTGGCGCAGGATGTGGCCACCGCAGAAAAAAACGTAAGCACCACAGAATCAGCCTCAAATGGTTCTGCGAGCGGTGCAGCGACGGGCCAAACAGGCCGTGGCCGCTCCCGTGCATCGGCTCCGGGTACGGCAACCGCGACTACTGAGACACCGGCAGAAACCACGCAGGCCGATGCAGGCGCGGCGGTTGGTAACGGACGCCGCCAGCGCACCCGCGCAAGCGAAACGACACAAACGGCGGAAATGACCGAAAAAGAGGACGCAGGAACGGAAAGCACTGCCGTAGCCACTACGGGCCGCCGTCAGCGCACCCGCGCATCGTCGGTAACGGAAACCACCAGCGCACCAGCTCAAGAGCAGCGCAAGCCAGAACCGGAATATGACACCCCGGATCAGGCCGACGATCGCGCCGAAATTGAAAACCTCTGTCAGCTGGCTGGCGATGTAGATGCCGCTAACGATGAAGTTAAAGAATATTTGGCGGGCAAAGGTTGGAATGTCGCCGTTAACATCCCTTCCGATGATGTTGAAACCGCACTGGACGACATCAACGTCATTATCGATAAATATGTCCAGTAATACGGACTAACTGACCAGGCGGCCATTGTGCCGCCTTTTTTATCGGGGTAGTTATGCCGGATATCCATAGCAAGTTTTTTAGCGCCAGCGCATCGCATCGCTGGATGGGAAAGAAGGGCAGCGACGGCTGCGCGGCGTCGGTTCTGTTGCCGCAGCGCGAAGAAGGCAACACGGCAGCGGCAGACGAGGGCACAATGGGCCACTTCTTCACAGAACAAACATTGCGGCTACGTGTGGCGGCCATGCGGGAAGGTGCTGATCCTTTACAGCACAACGTTGCCGATTTCTTAGGGCAGAAGCACGCAACGTGGCGCCTGGCTGAAAATCACATCGTCGATTTGCAAGGCTACGTTAATTTTGTATGGGCGCTGGTTCAGGCTGGCGGGCGCCTGTATATCGAAACGCAGGTGGACTACTCGCAGCCGTTAGGTGTGGATCACCTTGAAGGCATATTGCGCGCCTTTGGTACGTCAGACGCCGTTGTGATTATGCCAAACGGCACCGCGTGGATTATCGATCTTAAATTTGGCCATTGGGAGGTTGATGCAGAGATCAACACGCAGATGATGTGCTATGCGCTTGGCGTGTATCGCCGTTTGCGTCTGGTGCATAGCATTGTTCGATTTCGCCTGGTTATCTACCAGCCGCGCACCAAAGGGCGACCGGATGATCAATGGGCGTTTACCTTCGACCAAATGGCCGTGTTTGTTAAAGCTGCAAGGCTTGGCGCAGATCGCATCATGGAAGCGCTCGAATTTTTAAACACAACCGGCAAAGTGCCGCCACAGTATTACCGGCCAACGGTTGATAACTGCCAATTCTGCAAGGTTGAAGAGTGTGGCGCACGTAAAAAATCATGGGGCCGCAGATGATTACAAAGCTGTATTATGATTTGGAAAGTAGAAGCGAAAGCGATCTTAAAAAACAGGGGGCGTTTAAATACGCCCGCGATAAAACCACCGAAACTATTATGTTTCAATATGCTTATGACGATGGCCCGATAGTCGTTCTTGATCTGGCTAAGGGCCAGAAAATACCGCCACAAGTTATTTTAGATTTAACCAATCCGCGCATGTTAAAGGTCGGTGCTAATAACCTTGGATTTGATAATCAAGTATTAGAACACCGACACGGAATTAAAATACCGGCGGAGCAGTGCAAAGATATTTTACAGCTGGCCACACTATACAACCTGCCCGGTAACTTATCTGGCTTGGCCAAAGCATTAAAGCTGGAGGAAAGATATTGGAAGGATTCCAAAGGTAAAGAATGGATTAAGCTGTTTTCAATCCCTCAGCCTAAAAATTCAAAATGGCGCAAGGCCGGGCATACCTTTTGCGACCACACTACGCACCCGGAAGAATGGAAGGCGTATTGTGCCTATGGCGGGCAGGATATTGAAACAACCCGCGCATGCGAAAAAGCGATGCCTGATTGGAATGATTCAGAGTATGAGCGCGCAGTGATCGTTGCCGACCACCACATTAATTGCCGTGGCGTTATGGTTGACGAGCACTACTTACGCAACGTCATTCGCCTGACGGACCGTGAAGCCGACAGGCTGCGGAAAGAGGTGGAGGAGATAACCGGCGGAATCAGGGCTACGCAGCGCGATAAGTTTAAACTGTGGGTTAACACCAAATGGCCCGAAGCAAAGCTGGAGAACACGCAGGCGGCCACGTTCGACCGTCTGCTGGAGGTGCGCAAGGATATGCCGGAGGTTGTGCGCCGCGTTCTGGAATTATCACGCATGGCCACCGCCACCAGCGTGGCGAAATTCTCTAAAATGCTTAATTTCATGTGCGAAGATGGCCGCCTGCGCGGCATGTTCCGTTATGGCGGCGCCGGGGCAACTATGCGTTGGGCGGGAACTGGCCCACAGCTGCAAAACATCACGCGCGGATCGATGAAGCCGTGGGAGATCGCTGCCTTCGTCTCTGCCGTGAAGATGTGGCGCAGCGAGGCGGATGATTATCTTCTGCCGCCATCACTGCTTAAACAAGCCACGTCGTGCATCAGGGCGTCAATCATCGCAACCCCCGGCAATAAATTCCGCGATGGCGACTGGTCGAGCATGGAAGGTCGCGGGCTTGCGTGGGTGTCTGGAGAGCACAAAATTCTGGATGCCTACCGGGAAGGAAAAAACCTGTATTACCTCAACGGCGTGAATATGTTCAATATCCCTTATGAGGAAATGCACAAAAAGCACCCGCTATACATGGTTTGCAAGGTTACTGAGTTATCTATGGGGTATGCCGGGGGCGTTCCGGCATTCGCAGGCATGGCCAAAAACTACCGCCTAGACCTGGACGGACTAGCGCGCGGGCTGTATGAGCAAAACGTGATACCCGAATGGGCGTTTTCGCAGGCAAATCGGCTGTACCATAATCCGAAATTTCAAAAGAACATCGCGGCCACTGGTCTGGACAAAGAAGTATGGCTGGCGCTCGATTCAATCAAACGCATGTGGCGTGAAGGGCGCCCGAAAACTGTCGCATTCTGGAAACAGCTTGATGACTGCACCCGCGCAGCCATCAACAACCCCGGCATGGTTTACACCTGCGGCCATAACGGCATGCTGCGCATCGATGTGACCAAAGATAGCAAAGGTGATAACTGGTTGCGCATTCGTCTGCCGAGTGGTCGCTATCTGTCGTATATGTGGCCTGCCATTAGTGGCCGTAAAGAGAAGAAGCGCAAAGAGCCGATCGCATGGGTTGTCGTTGAAATCGACGGCGAGTTTATGCAAGAAGCCGTCTATGAGGAGCCAGAAGACGGCGAAGAAGACGAGGACGACGACGACAGCGATACTATCGTTAGTTTCTGGTGCATGACCGACGCAGGCTTGCAGAAACGCTACGCGCACGGCGGCGTATGGTGTAACAACGTGGTGCAGGGGCTTTGCCGTGACCTGCTGGCGCATAAGATTGTGCAGAGCGAGGAGCAAGGCTGGCAATGGGTTATGCACGTACACGATCAGGGCGTTTCCGATCTACCGGCCATCGATCCGCGCAGAGAACCGGCATTTCAGAAATTCTTATGTGAGTTAGCCGATTGGGCCACCACGCAAGATTACCCGATGCCAATCGAGGCCGACGTAGATCTGACTCTGCGGTTCAACAAGGGTTAACAGGTTGCAACTTGCCTGCAACTTGTCTAAACTGCGGGCAGGTTGCATTATCAGGGGATCAGCGGTGGAACGTAAAAACGCGATGTTTGGAGTGGTTAAAAAAGTCTGTACTAAGTGCGGGAAGGATAAACCGCTGGAGGATTTCAGGAAATATGCGGGAAGAAGTAAAGACGGGCGCCGCCCTATTTGCCGGGAGTGCCAGAACGCATATGACAGGGAATACAGTGCAAGAAAGCGGGCAGAAAAAGAGGGCGCATAGAGCGCCCTTTTTATTTACCTATTTAAATAAAACTGCCGTCGTAATAGCTGATCCAGTGCAGGCCGTCAGAAAATGCAGGAACGGCTGCTGTAACTGCGTTACCCGGCTTATAGTTGGTAATAAGTACGCAACAGTAAACGCTATCGGCGGGGTTCATTCCGCGAATTTCTTCGATAGTAAAACGCGGGAGACGCATACCCAAATTAGGGTTCACAGTTAGCGGGAGGTATCGCTTATTCCCGTTATGCTGCAACGGCATATATTCAACCGCATGCACCACTTCTTTATTGGTCTGATAAATAATCAGATCGCCCTGATCCAAATCCTGACCAAAACCATTCGAGCCGTATTGGCCTTTATTGAAGGTTTTACGCGCTGGCACATTCACCAGATTGCGCAGTGCATTTAAATCCCCATCCGCGATAACTGACAGATCCGGGCGGAAGAATGTAGGGTTCCCGGTCAGAGAACGCGGGCGGCCAGTGGTATCGAGATAGATTGCGCCATAACGGGCATACTGTCGCATGCGCACGTAGATGGTAATGGTCTGCCACGTATGCACGATTTTAACTTCGCTTAACGGGCCGTTATCCTCGTTCCACCAGTGAGCCTCAACGCGAGCCGTTGATTCTGAGCCGGGGTCTTTCATTTCAAGCGCGATGTAAGAGCAACCGCTACCGAAACCAGTACCTGCAGGGCGGTCCATGCCCCCATCGGCGCTGTCCCAGTTTGACGAGCCAACAATACGCATCAAAGCAGAGTCGCCCAAGCGCGGCATTGTCAAACGCCCGGCAACGTACCAGGTATCTGCATTCGTGAGGTTCTCGATGGTGTTTTTCGACCAGTTGAAGCGATGCGAAACGCCGGTATCAAAATCCACGCCTGCGGTGTTAATGCTGGTGCCGCCCTGATCGAAACCGTTCGTAACCGATGGGGGAATACTTGCGCCGTTATCCATTGAAGGATCATAACCGGACGCATCCATATCGAGGCCCGCACCCTGAGCATATCGGCAGTTATTTTGCGTCAGCTTTGCATATTTGGCTTTGATAGGGTTTTTGGCACCTTCCACAATGATGGTGTCCATCACCCATTCGCCCTGAGAAATATCCGCAGAGTTTTCGCAATGGTCAAACCAGCCGTTGTGCATTACGCACTGCGTTGCGCGGATAGCCCAAAAAGCGTCTTCGCCGGTGTGGCGGTTGAAGTTGAAGTTTGACAACTCGATCGCTGTTGAGTGAGTCCAGCCGCCGGGGTTCTCATTCGACCAGGTGGAACGGAAAAACGCGGCTTTACAGTCGTAGCTGTAAACCTGATCAATCTTCGTGTCCAGCGTGTCTTTAACCTGAAAGATACGCCCGCCAGCGTTCTGCGCCAAAAAGCAGTAGATACGGCAGAACGCACCACGAGTCACACGGTTTACCAGGAACGGTTGTACGCTACCCGTACCGTCAAAGCGCAGGCATTCAATCATCATTCGACGCGCGCGGAACGCAAAAACAGGCGTTGTCGTAGTCTTGTTGATTGGAATAAGCGTGGTAGCCGGAAGAATGCCATATGAGGTTTGGGCGCCTGCAATCTTAAACGCGCCGATCTCCACGTCGCCCAGATCCCACGAAGACACACCAAACACGCCCGCGGGGATTTTAATGCCCGGCGAGTAGGTGATCGACGTGCCGTTGTCGGCGGAGTAGCGAGATCCCCACGCGTGCATCAGTTTGATAGCAGGCATGGCATCTTTATCCGCGCCGGGAATCGCACCAAAGTGGATGATGTTAAGCGCAAAGATATCCGGCATATCACGACGCCAGCCACCTGCAGGATTAACACGGAAGAAGGTGCCCGAATCATCCAGCTTTGTCGTGTCGTTCACCCAGTAAAAGAAACCGCCACCCATATGCGTGCCCGCCGTATAGCTGGCCACGCTGATCCATTGGTCCTTAACCCCAATGATATTTCGCAGCGCGGCTACGCTATCGCAACGGCCAATGACTTTTAGGCCGTCGGCATTACCCACAGCGCCGGAGAACTGATCAGGGTCGTACTTCAATACGTTAGGAAAATACAGCTGTAAAACGTCGTTCTGATCGTAGGTGGCCATAGAATGCCCCTGCGTCGTCACAAACTTAACGATCTTGCCGCTGTAAACCGGAAAACCTGCATTGTTGGTGCGCAGAGGTTGCGGCACCCGCATAAGGCTGCCATCTTCCTGCTCAATAAAAACGTCAATTTGGTTTTTTGGATCGCGTGGGTCTTTGTCAATCTGGCCAATGAAGATTTTGCCGTTGAACAAAGACTGAAACTGATCCGCCCGCGTGAACTGCTGCGCAGGCATGGCAATAACCACGTTAGCGCCGCCAGCTTTATTATCGGCCATCTACTGCCCCTGTTGTTCGTCGTTGAATGAATTAACCCAGCCAATAAAGCCGAGCCGCGCCAGTTTAACGCGTTCAGACTGCGGCAGCGACCTGATTAAATCTTGGTACGCAGGCACCTTTTTAATCACCTCGTCGGCAGCATCGATCACCTCGTCCACGCGTTCCGGCGTGGCGTTGGCCAACCGGCGCACCTGTGCCTGGTAGGCAGGTGAAGAAATCAGTTTTTCCGCAGCCGTGGAGGCTTCGGCACCGCCAAGACGTTGCGCAATCTGTGACACTTTACCACCGGCTGCCACACCCGCCGCAGCCCCCAAAGGCCCGATAACACCGCCGATGGCCGCACCTGCTTTAGTGGCGTTATCCGCAATTAGGGAAGCCGCCTTATTCACTCGATCAAACCGACGAGTAAAGTCGTTCAGTCGTCCAGTGGTGATCTCTTTCCCTTTCGCCTGGCGGATTGCGTCGGCTACCGTGTGAAGGTCGCGTAACTCCGCCATAAAAGAGCCGGGCATTTGTTTAGCGATAAGCGACAAACCGCCGTTTTTCTGCAAATTGCCGTACCAATCCGCAAAACCTGCCGGATTAAAACCGGTGCCGCGGCGCCCGGCGCTTAACTGGTCACCAATGGCGTTAGCGATTAACTGCTGGCGGTGTACGCGGGTCTGCACCAGCGGTTTTTCGGCGCGTTTACCCGGCACGCCATTACCTTCAAACAACCGGCGAAACTGAGCCGCGTCCCCGCGAGCCATACCGGCAATGGCCAGCGAGGCTTTACGGGTGGCATCGCCGGACAGATCCTTGCCCCGCAGCGCAACCATGCGATCTTCCATGCCTTTACGCATGGCCACCAGCCGATTGGCCACCTCAAAATCGCGGCGGGCGCCCACGTCGCCAAGGATGTTTTTCTGGTCTTCCGACAAGCGAGCGTAAAGGCCGCGCAAAACTGCCTCGTCTTCGTCTTTGTAAACCCCCTGTTTTTTGCCGAGGGCGTTGCCGATTTCTTTGCGCACACGGTTAAGCCGCGCATACGTCAGAACGCCCGGAGCCATTTCGCCGGAGGGTAGCTTTTCGCCCGCCGGATTTACTGCTTTGAACACTGCTTTTTCTGGTGTGCTGAGGTTCTCCCACCCGCCCACATCATCTGCGGTTTTATTCAGATAGTCCGCCGTTGTTGGGGCTTCCACCTGCGCATTGGCCGGTAGGGCTTCATCAACGTTCTTATACAGGGCATCGCTGCGACGGTTTAGCGCAGCCATCCGCTGTTCATATTCCGTGTTAAATCGGGTACTGAGCGCCAGCGAGCTATCTGCCTGCGCTGCCTCATCGATAAGCGAGCCCGCGCGGTTAGCCAGCTTTGCAATCGCCTGGTCTTCCTGCACTCGCAGACCGCTGCCCGGACGGGATTTAATGGCCTGTTCGACTGCCTGATACTGCTCATTCCCGGACAGGTGCGAAGGTAGCAGATCATCGCTTAGGCCGATGCGCTCCGCCGCCTGCTGCACGTCAGCGCGAGGAGCAATATTCAGCCCGTCCAGATTGTTGGCCAGATTAGGGTCGGCATCAGAAGCGCCGGAGCGCAACGCAGCCGTGCGCAACGCTTCTTCCTCACTGGTGCCGCCCGTGGCAGCGTTCGGCGCAGGTGTTGGCGCTGGTGCAGGTTCTGGCGTCGGTGCGGGCGCAGCGTCTCCTGCAGCTGGCGGCGGAACCTCTCCGGCAGCACCTTCTGCTGCAGTACGGGCCTGTACAACCTCTGGAGCCTCACGGCCAAAAGCACGTTGCACCGCCTGCGCCGTCCGGCCAACAACCGGCAATGCTGCACGAACACCCAGCGATGCGCCGGTGTCTTGCGCAATCTGCGCACCAAAGCCGTTCTGGTTGCCGCTGCTGGAGTTCTGCGCCAGCGCACCCACCACGTTCTCTGCGATACTCTGCGGGGCATTGCGTTCAATAAACTGCGCAACGCGAGGGATCAGCGCGTCAGCACCACGGGCCGCAGCCTGTGCAATGGATTCAGTCTGGACGCCGGGGATTGGGATCAGATACGGGGCGATCTGCGCGCCGATTTGAGCCGCCTCACTCTGTGGCCGCATGTTCTCCGGCAGTTGCAGCGTCATAACCTGATTTTCTGGCGACACGCCCGCCGCCTGCAATCCGGTGTTAACCACGCTGCCGGGAATGTTGGCCACGTTAACCGCTGCCTGAGCCAGACCACGGCCAGCTTCGGCCACTTGCTCACCAATCGGCACGCCCGGCGCGGGTTCCTGCAATGGCTGGTTGGTTGCCTGCGCCAGCCGCTGCACCTCATCCTGTTGGGGTTGCTGCGTCTGTGGCGGGGCAATAAAGCGCGAGAAGCGCGGGTCTGTGGCATAGCCTGCCGTTTCTGGCCCCATTTGCTTATCGCCGCTTTCGTATTTGGCCAAGTTTCCGAGGCCGCTATGGTAAGCCACCAGCGCACGCTGCACATCGCCGCCGGTTGCTTTCAGCATCTGGCCAAGGTATTTGGCGCCAGCCTGAATTTGCAGCTGCGGGTTGTTGGCAACTTCCTGTTCGTCATAGCCTAAATCAACGAGCGTAGAGGGCAGCACCTGCGTTAAGCCGATGGCCCCTTTATTGCTTTTTGCATCGGCTTGGCCGCTGGATTCTTTCGAGACGAGCGCCGACAGAAGCCCATCAGGGATTCCGTTTTCTTGCTCTGAGGCTTTAATGTCTGCCTGATAGGGTGCGGTATGGTTGGCCACGTCAAAATCGTGTTTTGACGCAATGCCATTTGCGATCGCCTTCGCTTGCACGTCGGCT